ATAATAGGATAAGAGTCGGAACCATTCTAGGGGGTAAAACCCCTCTAGATAGGGACCGCGCTATAACCTTCCAATCTGCAAAGCTATACATAGCTTTAAGCAGATGAAGAGGGTTTTTTGCACTAATAAATCCTTTCCAAACCAAACGGGCTACAAACTCTGAACGAGCATGCATGGTAGTAATACCAGCTCGCCGGAAGAAAAGACGATCGTTTGCGTTCACAGCCAATACCTCTTTAAGAGATATCGGTGATATATTAACATCGTTAATCATATCCTGTGATGCAAATTGAAAGAAACCTTGCCCAGAGATAAAAGATTTTGGAAGTCCAATAGTTACACCCCAGTCGGAACATACAGTTAAGTATGCATCAGCAACTGCTTTATCAGCAATTACGATATCGTCTCCAAGTACTAAATAGTCCTTGAATTCGAATTTACCGGCACGACATGCAGCTAAATGCACTAAGAAGTGATGGACAATCGCCAGGGATGCCCAAGAGGATAGTGCTCCCATAGGTTGACCTCTGGTATATTTTATGAAGAATTTAACCTCATTGTATGGAGGAATTATTATAGTTGATAATTCCCGACACACTGAGTTCGGTTTAAAGATCGGTTTGTAAGGTAATGTTATGTGGTATACTCGATCAGTTAGAAGCTCAAACCAAGCCTTAACAATAGTTTGTCGAGAAGGGTGTTCATCCAGAAACGGAGCTAATACCTCTAAATATAATTTTGAGGGAATCAGATCCGTCGCGGCTTTTAAATCAAATGAGGCTATATAAGTATAACCTCTTTCGGAAAAGCTTTTAACTTTTCCTAATTGATCAAAGGTCGCATCTGTTGACATACCTTTCAAGACTTTAAACATACTGTCATGGACAGGTTTAAGAATCCACTGAGTCCAGTAATCCACAATAGCAAAAACTCTTACTTTACCAGCTGCCTCATATTTTAATGAGAGTTTACCAAGTTTAAGGTTATGTACTGTCTCAACAGTTGGACATGAAAATCCAATACTTTTGAGTAGTTTAACCGGGAATTTGGCAGCAGCCTTAGATCCAGAACCAATAAATTGTTCTAAATATTTCGGAGAGTTAACCGCTTTAGCAATAAAACACATTGTATCGAATATACGTTGTATATTCACTACATCTGTAGTTTTAGGGTTAAAAGCTTTTTGGAGAGCGATGAAATATCTAAGCAAAGGAGAGTTATGTCCCAAATTAAGATGTGCGCAGGCGTCCTGCATTGCACCGATAAAACTTATCGAGCAATTAGGTCCTGCCGTATAAATTAATGGAGGAACTTCAGGGTCGGGAAACAAGTTAACTTTAATTTTCTGATTAGGATTGATTAAATCCCAAAAAGAAATTATACGTCGACTTAGTTCTCGCTCTGATCTCAACTTTGATTTAAATTGATCATCTGGCATCATTAGCCAACTATCTTTCTCGAACATTCCCCGTGATTTCATCACTACTTTTCCTAATTCAAATAATTGGGAAAATTTCGGACTTACGATCGTGCTTAAAGAAGCAGATTTATAAGTAGATTCCAAACCTTTGTAAGAGTAAAGAACTGACAGAATTACTCGCAAGTAATTCACAGATTTTGCTCGAATAAGGGCTCTAATGGGATACGGAAGATGAGCAGGAAGCCCATGTCTAAGCCGCATTCGCATTCCAAGGGATTGTGTAGAAGTAACTTTCTCACCACCTAAGTATTTTAAAATACAGATGGTAGAAATTTTAAGTCTAAGAACCGCGGTTGAAGAACCGTTGTTTCTAAAGACTTGTCCATAGGTTTTACCTAGTTTCCAAAAGGATTTCGTAAGTAACTTACGAGGTTTCAGATTCAACCAGTTTATTATATGTTTATAATAGACAGGAAGAAAGGTATCCGGATTTCTCCGGATATCGATCATCGAATCTTTAATTCTCCATAAAGGATTACTAATGAATTGAAAATCATTAAGAATAACCTTTTTGGGAGTTGATTTTGGATCCGGATACTTCTTAGCAATAGTATCAGGAGTGTCACGAGGAGTAGCAATTACTTCGATAAGTGACTCACTTGAGATCATTACACGTATAAGTTTATTATACTGTCCTGGTGTTAGGTAAAGTAATTCATCTTGAATTGCTGGATCCCGAATAACATATCCTTTGGATCTGTGTTCGTTCCAGGAAATATCTCTCGATAGTTCGTAAGAACTCCGCTGAAAAAGCAAAAGTGTTGATTTCATATTATTAGTAGATGGTTCCACATCGTGGCCACTACATGAGTAATATAGATCAGCGCAAGACTTCGGTAGTCTAGTCGCTTATGGCATCCCGGTTCTCCGGGTATGTTAGAAGTGAACTCAGATCACGATTTCGATCTTATTGTTCCAAGCGTAAATGACGTATCAATTACGGCCTTCGCTCATACTGGTTACTTGTACTATAATCTCATACTGCGACATCATTGACGTCGCCTGGAATATTCTTCCACGGCTGCGTGACCGGTGTTGTATATAGACAGGACAAACTCCATCAAGCTTCTGTATACCTCCATCTTGTTAATCTATATTAGATCAAGGTGGCAGGAGAATTATAAGAAGCGATCCCTCTTTTCGATGATAAGTCGAGGAGCAGATCTTGACGCAAGGATGAACTTTCAGATGCGTACATCTTCCCGTTCATCAACGTGTAGTCCGTCACCCTTGGGAAGGTAAGTAGGACGGAGTGACTCCG